AATATCCAAAATGGGCACATAAGTATCGAAAAAATGTAAGAATAGATGATCATATTTTTTACAAACATAGTTATAGAAATAAAAAGAAAACAAACGAGTTAACCCTTGCTAGATTATAGAAAGTAAATTATGATAGATGATGTAGATGTGAAAATACCTCAGCATGAAAAAGGAAATCCTGCGGAAAATTCTTTAGGGGGAACAGAACTTCTCACGATGGAATTATTCCGTAGGTTGCCTCAAGAATATAAAGACAAATTTCAATTTGTTGTTTCAAGAGTTCAGAATATAGAGGAAGAAAAGAAAAGACTTTATTGGATACATGATCTTGCATTAGATCCTGCTCACTCTATTCTTACAACTCCTTCAATAGACCTTTTTAGTAAATTAATTTTTGTTAGTCATTGGCAACAACAACAATTTAATACATTATTAAAAATACCATATGATCGTGGAGTTGTAATTAAAAATGCAATAGATCCTATCCCTAAACATGAAGAAACTGAAACAAAAGATTTACAGTTAATATATGCTTCAACTCCTCAAAGAGGTCTTGATATTCTGGTGAATGCTTTAAATTTGATTGATAGAACTGATTTCCATTTACATGTTTTTTCTAGCTATAAATTATATGGTTGGGAAGAAAATGATGAAGCATATAAACCCCTATTTGAAATATGTGAATCAGATCCAAGAGTAACAAATCATAGTACAGTTTCATATGAGGATTTGAGAAAACATTGGACAAATATGCATATATTAGCATATCCATGTACTTGGCAAGAAACTTCTTGCAGAGTAGCAATGGAAGCAATGTCTGCTCATTGTGCAGTTGTTACTTCTAATTGGGGGGCATTACCCGAAACATGTGGTGAATATGCTTACATGTATAATTATACAGAAGATAAGAGTAAGCATGTTGAAAGATTTGCTGATGCTCTTGAAGATGTTATGGATTCATATTGGACAAAGGATGTTCAAAAAAATCTTGATAATGCATTAGAATATTCTCATACGCATTATAGTTGGGATAAACGTATCAATCAGTGGATTGATTTTCTTGATAACCTAATATACGAACTAGAACATGAGGAAGATAAAGAAATCATCATTAATAAAAAAGCCTAAACAAATTATTGGTTCAGGTAGATCATTCGATGAACAAAGAATGGGAACCGAACCATTTTTTGATGAAACATCTAAGTGGATTGATATTGCGACTGGATTGAATTGGTATTCGCATTTTTGTGAAGCAGACCAAGCTAAACGTTGGTTACTTGATTACATGAAACATGCTGGATATGGTAAAGAAGATACTCAACATGTAAAACTTTCTTCCTGGGGGAAGTCTGGTGTTTTTGTTGAAGGACCAACAATTATTAATTTAAGAACTGCTGGATTTCTTGGAAGAATGGTGTTGAGAGGATTTGAAACTCTTCCAGAAAAATATTTGGAAACAATTAAATCTTATATAGAATTTTGTAAGAAAAATGGTTCTGTTGTTGTTCAGAAAAAAGTCGAAGAAAAAGAAACTAATGGAGATAATAAACCATCTATACAAGATCATATAAGAGAACAAGTAGTTCACTATGCTACTGAACTAGAAGGTACCATAGATGACTTCATTGATAATAATTATGAGTCGACCATAAGCACATATGATTGGTTAGTTAGTAAAGAAGTTAAAGGACTAATTGCTAAAAAAATAGCAAATGAATTTCATCCTTATTTAACAGAAATAGAATTAATATCAACAGATGAAGACATAGCTGAATCTTATGCTCATATGACGAAGAAGCAACTTGTTAAATATGGCAATTTTATTCAGACAATTATTGATGACTGTGAACGATATTCTGCCAATTCTAATAAACAGAGAAGCCCACGAAAGAAAAAACCTGTTTCAGTTACTAAACAAATAGCCAAGTTAAATTATAAAAAACAAGATGATGAATACAAAATAGCATCAATTAACCCGTCTGAGATTGTCGGTGCTGATCAATTGTATGTGTTTAATTCAAAGTATCGTAAACTTGGCGTGTATAAAGCAGAGGGGCCTGCAGGGCTATCTGTAAAAGGAAGCACTCTTCGAGGATTTAATTTAACACTTTCTAAATGTAAAAAAGTAAGAAAACCAGAAGAAGTATTAACAAAAATGCTTTCTGGTGGTAAACTTGCGATTAAGAGACAATATGACTCTATTAACTCTAAAGAAAAAGACTTAACTGGTCGCATTAATAATGAAACTATACTTCTTAAAATTGTAAAATGATATTACTTGATTATTCGCAAATCGTTATTGCAAATGTGATGATGAATAAGAATTCTATGTCTGAAGATTCTGTCAGACATTCAGTTTTGAATACTATAAGAATGTATCATCACAAATTTAGTGATGAATTTGGTGAACTAGTAGTCTGTTGTGATGCAAAAGACAATTGGCGAAAAGATGCATTTAAATATTATAAGGCCAATAGAAAAACAACAAGAGATAAATCCGATTTTGATTGGTCGGAATTGTATAGAATATTACATAAAATACGAGAAGAGTTAAGTGAAAACTTTCCTTATAAAGTTGTATATATAGATAAAGCAGAGGCAGATGATGTTATTGCCACTATTGTAATGGATCGAGAACAAAAAACAGAAAAAAAGCTCCGTGAAAATCATGATTCTAATGAATCTGCTACTTCTATTGAAGAATTATTTGTTGAAAAAGAACCCATTTTAATATTATCAAGTGATAAAGATTTTATTCAGTTACAAAAATACGAAAATGTGAATCAATATTCGCCTCTCACGAAGAAATATCTCAATACTGATAATCCAGATAACTTTTTAAGAGAACACATACTTAGAGGTGATGTAAGTGATGGTGTTCCTAATTTTATGTCTTCTGATGACACATTTGTTGTTACGGACAAAAGACAAACACCATTATCAAAGAAAAAAGTATCAGTTTGGTCTGAACTTGAACCTGATGTGTTTTGTGAAGGCGAACAGTTACGCAATTATCGTAGAAATGAAATGCTAATAGATTTGACTAAAATACCTGAGTGGTTACAAACTAATATTGTGGTTGAATATGATAATCAGCCCGAAGTTGGTAGAACCAAACTTTTTAATTATTTTATAAAACATAAACTTAAAATTTTAATGGAGCATATAAATGAGTTTTAGGAGAATATCATGACCGCACAAATGACAAGTGAAATTTTTTCTCACGCAAATAGTCTACCTACTGATGAAGAACGAGTTGTTTATTTACAACAAAATCATACTAAAGCAGTAAAGGCGTTAATAATACATAATTTTAACACAAATATAAAATTTCTTCTTCCTGAAGGTCGACCAGACCTGAGATCAAACGAATTCGAACCACAAAATAGTTATTTCCCAAATTTAGGGGCTATGGATGATGGTGCTACATTGAATTATGAAGTAAGAAAAATGTATTTATTTATTGAGGGAGGACATCCAAACTTAACCACCTTAAAGCGTGAAACACTTTGGCATGAATTGGTTAATTCGTTACATCCCTCTGAGGCTGATGATCTTTGGTATATGAAGGACAAAAAACTTCAAGAAAAATATAAAAAGATTACTCATCTCGTGGCTTATAACTCTTTTCCGGAGGGAGTTCAACAACCCGAAGCTAAACCTAAAAGGGATACTTCTGGCCGTTTTACAAAACCTGAAAAACCCAAGAAAAAGAAAGCCAAAAAATGAAAGCATTGATGACCTGTGCTGGCATGAATACAGAGTTGCGGCCCTTTACAGATATGATGCCAAAGTGCTTATTACCCGTGAATGCAAAACCGATTCTGTTTCATAATCTTGAATGGCTACAAAAAAATCATATTGATGAAGTAATTATTACAACAAGTTATCACCACAATCAAATTGAATTAGCATTAAAAAAGTATCAAATTGAAGGATTGTTTTCAGTGGATTTAAAAATTAATATTCATAAACAGTCTGGAGGTGTAGGATCGGCACAATCTTTAAAAACATTAAGTCATAAATTTGATGATGAAGACTTTTTATTTTTAGATGGCGGTAATTTATATAATTTTGATATAGAAAAGTATTATAATATTCATAAAAATAATGGAAAATTAATTTCCGTTTTATCACATATGACCATGGGAGATAGTAAATATAAAAACTTCATTAAATATAAAAATGGCTCTGATGAGATAGAAAAAATTACAGTTAAACCTGATTATAAAATGAGTAAAGAACTTTTAGCAACATCGGGAACTTGTTATTTAAGCCCAATGATATTTGATGTGATTGAAAAGAAAGATAGACATTTATTTGATACTGTTTTTCCCAAACAACTTGAAAATATTAATGTAATAGTAGATAATGATTCAATTCAATTTATTAATTCTAAACAAGAATATATGTCAATATCAAAGACCTGGAGTTCATATTATGCCAACATATGATTACGAATGTAAAAAATGTGGAGATATTTTTGAATTAGAGTTCAAAATAGCTGATAGAAAGATTCCAACTGAGGAATCATGTAGATTAACAACTTGTGATGGTGAAGTAAGACAATTGATTTCTGCTCCAGGTTTTGCTTATGATAATATAGGACCTAAAAAACCAGATGCGGCTTTTAATGATAAGTTAAAAGAAATAAAGAATGCTCATAAGTATAGCACCTTACCTATAATCGAATAATGTTTATACATGAAAATGTTCTTGGAGATTTAGAACTAAAAACTACAAATGAAAATGGAAAAAGATGTTATGTAACTCCTGATGGTGAAAAATATCCTTCCGTTACTACTGTACTTTCTGATTATAAAAAAGAAGGTATAATCAAATGGAGAAAACGTGTTGGCGAAAAACAAGCCAATAAGATTTCTACTCAAGCATCCCGCCGCGGTACAAAAGTTCATA